CACAGGCAGGGGGCGCTCTTCTACTTGCTCAAGGTAGAAGAGCTCCCTGTACCAAAGACCTGTATCTTTGATAAGTTCCTCATCCACAGCTAATCCTAACCCACGAGTGAGAGATCGGCGACTCGCATGAATCGCCTTCTGGTTTTGTTCGATAAAAAGACGGTGAACGACCCTCTTTCTAATTCTCCCAAAACCAGGTCCCGCAGAATAGAAACGACCATTCAGCGAGACAATCTGCTCGGTTATGCTTCCCTTGGGAAACAAGGCACTAGACCGGAGGAAACCCACCAGTTTTGCACCCCCCCTACACGACCAAAAGGGCGTGGAGTTAAGAGTAAAGGCCCTACGATGTAGGAACGTTTTTCCTTTACTCAAGGTTAACCCCCCTTTCACTACATTACGCTCCCAAGAAGCGTACTCCTCGGGCGTCGCACGAAAAACGATATCGTCGCCATTGATACGCACGGGAACATCCCGCGGTACCGAATACCGAAACGTAATGTAGTTTATGAGGCACAACATAGGAAAAGAAGTTAGCTGACCCATCAGTTGCCCCCTACGCTGGACGTAGGATCGACCAGATTCATCAATAAGACGAGATGAGTAGGTCGAGACAGCGTGTTCAATTATACCTGGTGGAACAGTATAACTTCTGTCGAGCAACGTCTCAAGGATCGCTACCTGGAGAGCCGAATTTAAATTGTCAGTGGCGCTTTCGTAATCGCCACTCACAAAGACTTCACCATCCACCGGGGTGAATCCTTTGAATCGATTCGGTTTTGCATCTCCACGTAGAAGCCATGAGAAACGGGAAAGGTGAGAGTACATTGCCTTGTGAAGCGGGCGTAAAGCATTATCGACCCGAGGAGGAATCGCAATGATTCTCCACTTGCCGCTAGTCTCTATCGCCTGTACTCTCGAAACCGAGTGCTCCTTCCTAGCCGAAACGGAAGAGTTGAGAACGTAATTGCAAAAATCACTACGTTGCCATCTCTTTTCGGCCTCAAGTCCTCTACAACCTCCCTCCTTACGTCCTTGTTCGGAACAAGACGTCGTCGGGAGAGAGCTCGTAAGAGCCCTGTCGTTGTATGTGCGATCCCACCCCACAGGAAACAGCTTTCTCGTCATTTTCAAAGCAAACTTCAAAAAATCGGGGTCAGGTGCATCCTGCGGACACGAAAGTGTCTCGCAATATTTTTCCACACTCGGTTTCTCCTTTGGAATAACCTTCCGAAAGAGAAATAAAGAATGACTCAGTCCGAACCTAGACTGGGCCGCAAGATGTTTCACCGCATCTTGCCACGGGTGGGAAGCGTCC